GTAGTATTTTCAGTACGTAGGGCAAACCCATTCTGCTTAGCTAAGCTTCGACAAAGCTGCCAGTCACTTTGTCCGGACTGAGATATTTGGGCACGAACTCTAGGGTCTCTTTGTGTAACAGCTTCTAGGCTATTCTTCTTAGCAATTTTTGAGATAACTTGATCTGCAGTAACATTTTTATAAATTTTTTGATCAGTGTTCTTTAAAACCCAAGACGCTCCTACACATACAATGTCAGTATTGCCACCCTTTTGAGAATTGTCTTGACGAACATGATGGATGTAGCCGTTCCAAGTAGACTTAAGTTTTCCAGAACGGTAGGTAAATACTATAGGATCACCAGAAACAATAGAGTTTTTTCTATTAGCGGGTTTTCCTTTATAGTGAAGAACTAAACGATCATGCTCATCAGGGTCCTGATGTAGCTCAGCTCCAATTAGGATAAGTTCCATATCAGGTGATTTAGGAAATGACGCAACAAAATCACTATCTTTTGCGTTAGAGTTCCACACAAAATTCTTTTGTGCGGGGGTTCCTGAATAACTAATTGCCATATGGAACCCTCAAAATAGTGCCTTCTTCAATAGCAAACGGGTCTAAAATTTCTGGGTTAATGTCCAAAATTTCCCACCAATACTTAGCTCCTACGCCAAAAACTTCAGCAAGGCTAGACAAATTATCTCCGTCTTTCCAAGTATAAGTGATGTAGTTAACTTCTTTGCTATCAGAAAAACGTCTAAAAACAGAGATGACAAACTCATCTGTGTACTTATCCGGAGTCTGAGTTAAAGAACCATTGTAATATCTAGAAACTCTTTCTATCATTAAGGTCCCTTTCCAGTGCTAGCTAAAAATTCTTTAACAGATGATACAGAAGCGCCTGTTCCAAAAGCCTCTGTTTCATTCCAAAGAGCTGGGTAACGAGCAAATGTAATGCTTACAGTGCTAAGCATAGGAACCATGTTTGAATCAAACATTGCATGGTTTACTGAAAAACTAGCAACAGAGCCATAGTACCTTAAGTTTTCATTTAAGACTAGCCAGCAAGGCACACCGGTTGTGTATCCAAAGTCAGAAGTTACACCTTTATACTTAGTACTTAGTAATAAAGATTCTTTTAAAGGATCTCCATTTAGTACTCTATACAAAAATTCAATGTCATACTCTGTACCACGATTTAAAATACCCTGCTTCTCAACCTCATCAAGATCTCGTCCGTACACCTGTGCTTCAGAAACTTTTGGGTTCTTTATACGCAAATATTTTAAGTCAGGTATGCGATTAATATATACCTCAAAACTAACAGAAGAGTTACCTGTAAGTAAAGTTGCAGGGTCGCTTGCCCCTAGTGTCCAGTCTACAGAGTTGTTAGATGAACTTTGATATCCAAAAGTAGTTGGGTTATACATAAACCTAAAGCCCCATTGATTAGTTGCACCTTTGGCTGATACTAATTCTTTTAACTTATCTGGGTTTTTGTTTAAAACAGCTGCGCTGTTTGAGTCTTGAAAAATTCTTCCACGATCTTTTTCTGAAAAAGCCGCAACAATGTTAAAATCATCGTTAGTCTCATATGCAATACGTTCGGCATGTGAAACACCTCGTGCATCACGATGAGGAGGAGGATTCCATCTAGTATCTCCCTTAGGAGGAGTTACAGTAGTAATGTCCTTTAAACCATTACCACTAGAGGTGCTCTCTCCACATGCTGCGTTTGAGTTAGCAGCAATCATTTTATTAGTTACGTTCTTTTTAGTCCAAGCAGCTAACTTTGTTTTTGTAGACAAATCGTCTTTACTTGGCTTAGTGCTTTGTTTACATTGATCACCATTTTTTGTGCATGTCCAATGTGCCTGATAACCTTCGCCACCATATTGAGGTGTTTTATAATTAACAACAAAGTTCCACAAGTTAGTACATTTATCCCAAGTATAGTTTGTCAAAATTTGAATTTGATTTGATGCTAGAACTGTGTTCTTTTGTAGTTGAGGGGTGTCCCCATACAGTTCCTTAATGACTGCTTGGATAGCAACTAAAGGAAACACAGGCTTAGTAACAACAGTAGTCCAAGTAATACTTGGTACTTTATTACCTGTAGTTCCCCAGTTTATTCTATTGTCGGCTATCTTTGTCCAGTTGGGACTAGCATCGCTTTTCCATTGAATTGCTACTGTAGGTGTGGCAATTACATTTGTGTTTGTAGCCCCACCCTTACGACTAAAGCTAACTTTTAAACGTCCGTTATCATTTGTAAGAGCGCCTTGTGTAACAAAACTAACTTGAGCAGCACTAGTATTTGCAGCAGCAGTAGTGCTTGTAGTTAAACCATTAGCTAGCCCATTATTTTCATTGGTACCTGAGTTAGGAGAAACAAGTTTACCGTCAAACTTTCCATCTGATCCTGTAGCTACCCAAGTAGCAAAGTTGCTAATGGTAGTAGCATAAACTTCAATTAAATAATAAACATAGTATTTAGTATTTGTTTTGTGATTGTCAGAAGTAATTCGTGTATTTTTCATTACGTATTGGGCTTCTAGACTACCCTCTGTATCTTGATAACGCTTAACGTTTGCGTAATAGTATGTAGCCATTAGAGCGCACTTCCAATCTGCTTAAGAACACTACTATCGGTAAGCTTCTTACCAACTAATTTTACTAAACGATCTGCTTCTTGAACACTTCCTTGAGCAATATTTACTTTCATCTGTAGGTTAATAACAACATTTTTAGCGTTCTTATCAGATGAACTAGCTACACCCATATTCATACCACCCATAGGACCGCCTGTAGCAGGGCCCCCTAAGTCCTCATTAAATCCTGAGCTAGTTAGTGAAGAACTAAGTCCTATACTAGAAAGTTGATCCGCAGCTTTACCTAAATTAGCAGCATCGGTAGCAGCTTTTTTAGCAGCCCACATAGAGTCTGAACTAATTGGTTCAGGACCAGGTATTGTAGGGGTAGCTGACTCGATAGGTCCTGCTGGAGAACCACTTAGATAAGGTGCTGGATCTATCTTAACACCTTTTTGATTAAGAATTTCAAAGTGAACGTGAGGACCGGTAGAACTACCTGCACCTGCAGTACCAGGTTTTCCGCCAGACCTAGCAACAACTTGTCCTGGTTTAACTTCTTGCCCTTTAGAAACGTTAGTTTGAGATAAGTGACCATAACGAGCAGCTGTGCCGTCTTCATGTTTTACTTCAATCCAACTACCATAGCCATCAGGATCGTTTCCAATAACGCTAACAACGCCCGGTGCAATAGCCGTTAGTGGAGTTCCTACAGGAGTACCAAAGTCAATACCACGGTGATTTGCAGAAATTCCAGGGTGTTTAGAATTATCTCTTGGACCAAACGGAGAAGTTACCGGTGTCTTTGCTGGAACTGGACTTGGATAACTTGATGGTGATTCTCCGCCTATTCCAAAGTTACCGTGATCACTTGGGCCACCTGAACCAAAGAAACCTCCAAGGCCTCCAATAACAGAGCCTACTACAGTTCCTACACCAGGAAGAATCATAGAACCAATAGCAGCACCGGCTCCAGCACCAGCTAAGGTACTTCCTGCACGAGTTACTGTATTAGAAGTGCCCAGTTTATTTCCTAAAGCTTTTCCACCTTTACCTACACCAAAACCTACAGCACCTGCGGCTAAACCTGCACCAGTTGCAGCAGCACCAGTTGCTAAGCCAGCAGCTAATCCTGCACCTTTACCTAAGAGTCCAGTAATGCCTGCACCACCAAGTAATCTGCTTACTAAAGCTACTTGTAAAATGGTTGATGTAAGGCCAGCTAATGCTCCAACAAAACCAGAAATAGCTCCGCCCATATTCCCTGCGTTAGGAAGAGTCTGTAGGATTCCTTTAAGAGTCATTAAGCCATCATTAACCGGCCCAAGAGTATCTGCCATAACACTATATGCATCATTAAGGGCTGCAGTAGTACGAAGAGAAACGTTGTATCCGCCAACTAAACCTTCTTCAGTTGACTCAAGTTTTCTATTTTCGCTAGAGTTAAATCTAAAATTAGAACGAATAGGGGAGCTCTTATCTACACCCAATACGTTAAGCATTGAATTTGGATCTTTACTTTGCATTGCAGAGCTAAACTTTTTATCACTACCTGCACTAGCACGAGCAATAATACCTGATTGAATCATCTGCATTAACTGAGCGTCGCCACCAGTAATCTGCTGAAGAGTTGCGTAACCCTTACTTCCAGGGTTTAGTACAAGAGCAGCTTGTTCCTTTGTAATCTTTTGTCCACGATACAAGAAACTATATACATCATTAATAATTTGATTAGGTGGCTTTAGATTACCTTGACGGTCACGAATTTGAACACCGGCACGTAAGAAACTCATACCGTTCATTCCTGCCACACTTGCAGCAGCCATTTCATTACTCATACCAGACATAGCACTCATACCACCAATTTGTGACATGATGTTTTTAGAGCTTAATGAACTGGCTGTGTAACCACCTTGGTATGTTAAATTCATCGCAGCCATGGTTGGACCCATAGCGCTTGTTGCTCCACCACCTACTTGACGGTTAGCTTGCATAATTGCTTGGCGTGAAGACATTCCACTAAGGCCAGCATAAGTATCTGCACCCATGCGTTGCGTAACTGCAGCCATAGTATTAGGCGCTACAGCAGCATAAGTACTTGCACCAAAACCTGCTAGGCCAATTCCCATGCCAACTTTTTCAGCACGGGTAAAGGAACCAAGACCAAGACGACCAGCGCCAGGCTTGTCTGAACTCATTTTACGTACAGATTCTTCTGTATCTTTCATGGTTTCAGACCATGCGTCAGCGATCTCGTCTACAAGTTTTTTAGCTTCTCTAAAGTACTTAATAAAGCCTTTAGGCATTCCTTCAAACTCAAGGTCACTACCCATAGCTGCAAAAGAGGTGGACTCACTGTCCGAAGGAGAGTCAAAATTTTGACCAGCTGTTCCTGCTGCCATTTACGTCACCGCCTTATTCTAGCCGTAGCTCTTTCTAACCAATTTATACGCTCTCTAATACTTAGATTGCGTACTTCGTTTAGTGTCCACCCTGGATAGTTCTGGACTAGTAAGTCCTGCATATCCATAAGTAGTTCGTAGTCAACCTCGTTAACGAAACAATTCCGCTAAAGTTAGCGGAAGCGGTACCTCCGCGCCGCAAGACTGACATGGAATTTTAATTTGACTGAGTTGTGGGCCTGGGTTGCGGTTTGTAATCTCCTGAAGAATATCTCTACGGTCTTTAACACTTAGCTTTCTAACATCATCCATGCCAAGTACTGGAGCACCGTTGATAGATTCAATACAGTTCTTCAACAGAATTGTATCTAATTCTGCTGAAGTTTTAGTGGTAGAAGTTACAATAGCTTTTTGAGTGCTTCCTGTAGGAAGGCTAACTACAACTTCTCCAACCTTACACTTAACAGTAAATGTGTGGTCCCCATCAAGTTTTTTAAGGGGCACATCTTTAGTTAAGTCTATTTCAAAAACCTGTTCTACCGAACAAGTTGGGCATGCTCCAGGTCCTAATTTAACATCAGAACCAAAAGTAGCCTTTCTAATTGCTAGCAGTAGTAGCTCACGATCACCTGCATAGAGAGCGTCTAACGTCTCTTTGTCAGCTGGTTCGTCGCCAATCTTTACTGTTGCTCTTTCAAGAATTGTTAAGAGAGCCTTTCCTGGATCAGAAATCTTAGAGATAATCTCTTCGTCTAGTCCAGTCAACTCTCTAATTTCTGCTGTAGAAATAAAACCCTTGATTGGATCTAGTAATCCACCCAATAGTTCTACATCTGTATCGGGTGGTGGCGTAGTAGTTACCTTAGGGGCACCACTAGCCACCACCGGATCAGATGGTTTCATAGCTTTATTAGCTAAGTCATTTGCTAAAGCTGGGTCGAGTGTCGCATTTATAACGGTATCAGTAGTCATATTATTTTCCTTTTTTAATTAAGCGTCGATTTCTTCAGCAGTCTTACTTAGTTCGTATCCACCTGCATATGCTACGTCAAATCCTTCATGCACTAGAGACATTTCTTCTACCATAAGGGTATTAGCTCCTGCATCTAGGTTGCTATAAGATAGTGACGAGATCCAAGCATTGTATACCTTAAATCTAAGTGAGGTATGTTGTTCATATGCAGTTTTAGCCTGAGCTTGAGCCTGAGCAACACCTGTACTTGCTTGAGGATTTGGGTGGCTTAAAACTTGGATATCAATGTTTGCACGGAATCCAGCACCTACACCGCTAGTAACGCTAGGTGTGATAACTGAAAACAAACGCTTCATCCATTTAATGTTTGAGTCTTGGCCTAACATTACTCCCTTAGAGAGAGTAATTGGTGTAAACGCTGATTGACCAGGGATCTGGTGAACGTTAGTGTTATATCCACCTTCACGATAGGCAATAGGCTCAGTTGTTACGCTAAGACCTGATAGGGAAACAAACCCCATCTTTGCTGGTTTTGCCAGGTCCTTCCACTCATCTGTTGGTTGGAAGGTAACTAAGAATCTAAAATTACGGACTGGATCCGTCATTAAACTACTTAGTGGGTTTTGAAATGCTGCCATTTTTATTTATCTCCTTTACGCTGATGCGTTTCCGGTTAGTTGTCCAAGCTTAATGACAACGAACTCTGCTGGGTATTCAAGCGCAACACCTACTTCAATATTAACTCTACCGGCTTGAATTTCGGTAAAAGGATTGTTACTGTCGTCGCACTTTACATAATATGCTTGACTTGGATTTGTTCCACGTAATCCGCCTGTTTGCCAGTAAGTACGAAGGAAGCTGTTCAAAGATGTTCTAATTTGAGACCATAGAGGTGCGTCGTTGTTCTCAAAAACAGCAAACGCTGTTAGATCTTCCATAGACTTCTTGATGTAAATTAAAGAACGTCGAAGATTGATATAACGATTATTTGGAGTATTGTCTAGAGTACGACCACCCATAATAACAATGCCTGCACCAGGTACCTGGCGGATAGCGTTGATTGGATCTACGCCTGTATTGATATCATCAAGCTCGGCATTAGTAAATAGGTGTTCAGTAGATACAGCTAGAGCCATAACATTCTGTAGACCTGCTGGAGTCTTTGCTGGACCACGGCTTGCATCAGTAGCAAGGTACTGACCTACTACACCAGCTCCTGGAGCCTGTAGGCGAGTTACGCCAACGCTCTTAGTAGGATCTGGAATGTTGTACCATGGATAGTAAGCTGCAGCAATATTTCCTGTATTACTTGAAGCAAAGACGGCTGAAGTAGCAGTAATCTGTTGCTGTGCTGCAGTAACTGATAGTCCAGAAGGAGTATCAACAACAACAAATGCATCAGTACGACCAGCAGCATAAGCTACTGCATCACCGTGAATTTGTGAAGCTAGTGTACCTGTTGCAGCATATGGCGCATCTGGTGCGTACACAACTAGCGGGTTAACTACAGAGTCAAATGTTGTCCATGAAGCTGCATAGTCTGCACGAACAGGGGCTACTCCGTCAGCTCCACCAGCAAGTGCTAGTGCTGCAGAAGTTACGCCTGGAAACTTAGTAACGTCAATTCCTGCAGTATTAACCTTAATTACAGATGTAGGGTTAGAGTTAATAACCGACAACACAAAGTTTCTATCTGTAGCTGTCATGCTTAGATCAGTATAAGACTCTACCAAACTAGTTGTAGTTGATGCCCCAGCAGTATTTGTTTGATAAACTTCAAGACCAAAACGGCTAGAAATTCCTGCAGAGGTAATGGCTACAGAGTAGTCAGAAGCCCATCCTCCTGGGTTAACTGCACTAACTGTAAAGACTGGGTTTGGGGCAGTAGTTACTGCAACTGTTGCTACTCCAGAAGCACCTGTAACAGCAGTGCCTGTAGCAGCGCTTGTAACAGTAAACTGTGAGCTTGAACGAGTTGCAATAGTTACGTTTGTTAGGTTAAACGCTGATGTTGAAAGACCTGTAATAGATACGGTCTGTCCAGCAGTAAAAGTGTTAGTAGCTGTGTAAGTAATAGTTCCAGATGTAGCAGAAGCTGCTGTAACTGTAGCTGTAACGTTGGTGGTAGTTCCAGGACCATCATTAATTACGACTGAACCTGTTGCTGAACTTGCACCAATAACACGCTTTACGTATAGGTTGCGGCCGCCATTAGCAAAAAAGTTATAGGCAGCCCAAGTGGTTGGGTATGAGTCGTTTAATCCACCAAAAGCCTTAACAAAATCTGTCCAAGTACTAACTAGTACTGGTGCAGTTGTAAGACCTTTAGGAAGAGCTCCAGCAAATGCGCCGACAGCGTTTGCAGTGTTTGCAGGCTGAACAGCTTGTTGCAGAGCTACTTCTTGGATATAGACTCCGGGACGGGCAAGATTTGCCATTCGGGGTTACTCCTTCGGTTAGGTTGTTTTCTTAGTGGGGCCGAGTTATTTACTGATTTATTGTAAAAGGTATAGTTTGAGATACGAGTGATGTATTAACATCCGTTACCTGATACACAGCGGTGAGTTGATCAACGAATAGTTCAGCACTTATACGGATGTTATAGACATTGCTAAAGAGGCGTTTGCCACCTTCAGTAGTGTCTCTTTTTGAGAACCCCAACATATCCAAACGACGGTTTGTGCCGTCTTGAGGAACGGGTAGTTGCCCAAATCTAAATGGTAGTCTACCAGGTGCAAACAACTTAGCCATAATCTGACGATCATGTCGGGGTTGGCGGGACCATGTTGAGACTTGGTAGATAAGATCTACCGGGATAGGAAATTCAATTGGTTGGTTAATAGAGTCGTCTTCATTAAGGTTAGGTGTATAACCTTCTGGGGTATAGGTTAGATTCACCATACCTCTGTGAGCACGCTCTGTGTCCTCACGTACGCCTACTAAATCTAGGGTGATGTAAGGGTAGACCTGCTGACGAATGTCTTTATCTGGCTGGCCATAGTAAACTCCTACGGGGCGGGCAGAGTTGCCTGCGTCTGAAACAGTAATACCTTGAAGCAAAGTCTTAAGGGCTTCATCCTCGTTAATAATAAACGGCATTACATTACCCCCATTAAATAGGTTCTAATGGCTGGAGAAGGCGGCACATCTTGAGTGCCGTACTCTAAAATATCTGCGGCTTCTTTATGCTTGGGGTGAGAAAACTTAACAACACCATTATGATCCATAATCATGCCACTAACAACGTCCTGAGGCCACCCATATGATAATGCATGGGTACGCAAATCTTCAGTATCGTATTTTTTAGTGTGGGGCTCGGCAACCTGCTCTATTACAGAGTATAGAAATTCTTTAACGCTAACCACGGTTACGGAGCCAATTCGATAGCAAATACCCTGCAGCAAAACCAACAACGATTTTCTTACCACCGTTTTGATTAAGGCTGGCTAAGCCACGAACAAACTCCTGTTTATCGGCATCAGTCTCTTCACGAGCAAGCCGATTAGCTAAATTGATCATCAATCCTCCATGGGAAGGCGCAGGGTGTTACAAGCAGGGTTCCGGATTACTCCGGCGTCAGTAGTAATCATAAAGCAAAAGAGCCCCTTTCGGGGCTCTAAAGCTTACTTCTTTTTAATCTTCTTAATGATCTTCTTGTCCATCTTGGCATCGTCTTCTTGAGACTTAGGCTTACGATGCTTTTTGTCAGCCTTATGAAAAGCCGCCTTTTGCTTAGGGGTCATACCCTTGGTGTCCTTGGCGTCCTGCTTCTTGTCTGACTTTTCTGTGTACTTAGACATTACATGCCCTTCTTGCGTACTACGTTAGCTTTCTTAGCCTTGCCCTTAGAGTCAGACTTCTTAGCGTACTTCTTATTAGCAGCATCTAGGGTTTTCATGCCATGCTTATCTTTTGGCTTACCGCAGCCACAGGTAGCGCACATTACTTCTTCTTCTTTCGAAGAGCAGCAAAGTCTGAGCCTTCTAGTTTGCCGTCTTTGTCCATATCAAGCTTCTTCTGCTTTGGGGACATTTTCTTTGAGTCTGACTTCTTACCCTTGCCGTAGCCAGGTTCGCCTTTTTTCTTTCCACAACCGCATTTAACGCACATTATTTCTTACCTTTCTTATGGGGATTTTTCTTATGCCAGTCTTTGGTGGCTTTGATACCTTCCTTGACTGTCTTTGCTCCAGCTTTTTTGGTTAGGTTAATCTTATCCCACTTAGGGTCATTATCCCCTGCGTGGTCAACAATAACTTCGCCTTTTTTGTTCTTTTTAATTTCGTGTACTTTGCCAGCAACTTTTACTTTAGCCATTAGCTTGCAAATACGCTTGAGTAGAGGACGGTTACAGCGTTAGAGCCTGTAGCAATAGCAGCAACTCCATATAGCTTATCGCCTGCATTTAGCTTAATAACGTGAATAGTGTCTTTCTTTACTGTAAGGCCTTTATCTGCCCCACTAGTTGCAACAGTCGCATCGCCAATATAAATACTGTTGTTATCGTCATTAACGATTTGAACAGTTGTTTCTGGGCTTTTTTCTGGTACTGTAACAAGTAAAACGGCACTAGTGCCTACAGTAAAAGATTGATGGATAAGTGCCATTGTGTCTCCTTTATAGTGTTGTCTCATCAAAAGCACGGTATCCAGCATAGTGTTGGAACTGTGAATCGTTGACAAGTTCTTCTGCGTTTACTTGCTCACAGGTTACCTGTAACAAGGTGTATCTATCTTTAATGATACCTCTAGGAGATACCTGTGTTGGTGAAAACACTTGATTTCTAAAGACAATCCTATCACGTAGATAGGCATCTGGGTTAATCTCTACGGTAGAAAGCTGACGACGATTAGAGGCATTTCCGCCATAAAAGTTTAAGTGGTTCTCAATAACGTCGGCGTTAATAGTTACAGTCAGGGTATCTGTGTTATAGAAACCACGGTCGCTCTGCACTGTAGCGCCCTGCTCTAGATGAGCGTTAACTACGGGAATAGTAAATGGGTTTAGCCACTTACGGCCTCCACCAATAACTGAGGATCCCACATCATAGATAGGGTCTACAACAGTATTGACTTTATCAAAGATCCACCAGTCTACAAAGGTACCCACAGTTTGGACCAGCTCAACGCTAGTTCCTGATACGCTGGAGCCACGCTCATAGGCGACATTAAACCTGCCTTCACGCTGATCTCCACGCATTTGTCTACCTTCTTATTTAATGGTTTAGGGCTATTGTCTAAGACTGGGGGTGCTTTGTCAGGGCTTAATAATGAAGTTGTTCCTATTAGAAAAGTTATTAATAGTCTCTTTATCTATAGCATATGGGCCAGTAGACTCCCCGCTTAAAACGTTTTTTGAATACTCAATGTTATGTATAGCACTAAAATTTGTGTGGTCAATACTGGATGTCCCCAAAAGAGGGTTGTAGTTTCTATTTTCTTTTACACGATCTTGAGCGTAAAAATGATAAAAAATAGGGCTCACTATACATACTGCTGTAAACCCAGCTGCTTCTGCCCGCATTGTTAAACAAATCTCTTCATGAAAGAAGGTTAAGTCTGGGTCATATGGGACCTCATCAACAAAATCTTTAGTAGAAAATACAACTGCAGCGTTTATATAATTAGTTATTAACATACTTTTAACGTCAGATCTATGGTTAGGCCAAGTACCTTGAGACCAAACTAAGCCGAAAATGTCTGAACAACCGTTAGAAATAACTGGGCCAACAATTCTTTCATTATTTTCTACCCTATACATTGCCGCATAGCAAGTTAGTACAGGTTTTTCACATAAAAGCTTAGCCTCATTAAAAGAGTCTATAAGCTTTATGTCCCAATCTTTTTCTGAAAACATGTGAGAGTCTAGTTGTAAATAGTAATCAAATTCAGTAAAGGCTTTTTGAGCAATATGTCTAGCCCAGTTAACTCCCAGAGTATCTTTCCAATGGACTTGCGTGTAGTGTAGGCGCTCTGGGTCTATAAAGCTTAGGTCAGGATGTTCATCATCTTGTGACACAATAGCAAATAATAGGTTGTCTTTGTTAGATGCGTCATCATAAAATGACTTGACAGTGTTTAAAAGTTCTTTTTCTCTATATGAAGCAATGCTGATTAAAATCTTCATGTATTAAATAGTCTTTTGGTGATCCGTGTACCGGGTATCATCTGAATGTAGACCTTTAAAGTAACGTCTACCAGCCATATGATTCTTTTCTTTATCCGTAGTGCTTCGTTCTTGTCCTAAAGTTCTTGATTCTTTGACCTCATTTAGGTGTACTTCTTTATCAAACAGGTCAGATACTAAAGCCAGATCAAACTTATCTACAAAGTATCTAGGTATAGGAATAAACGCTCCAACTATGTCGCCTTTGTTTATTCGTACCTTATAATTTGGAACTGTTATTTTTAAGTTAAAGGTAAAGTCACGTCGTATTTGATCTGTTTCTACAACCCCAGTCATAGCCACACACCCAGGTATAAACATATTTGGTGGTTGAATAGTCATTAGATTAATTCCAGGAGGGGTTTTCAAAGCAAAAAAGTTTTGAAAAGTAATAATTCCATTATAAAAATGGGTAGAGATAGCTTGGTGTGGAACATCAGTAGTTTTGTCAAATGTTAAAACTGCTGCTTCTTCTCCCCCAGGCCAGTAAGCGTCAAAAGAATAGCCAGACCTAACAGCAATTCCATACTGATTACCAATTGTTAGTGGTAAGCAATAGTAAAAGTGTGCGGTAAACCAGTCTCTTTTACTTTCTCCTTTTAAAGGAAGAAGCAGTTCTTCATAAAACCCTGTATTGTCAGGAGAATGGGGTACTACAACAACTGTGTTTTCTGGAACCTCATACCCTGGATCATTAAGAAATGGACCAGTCAAGTGCTCGGCCCCTTTCAAATGTCCAGAACGCAGCTATGGTGTATCTGTTAGATCCTTCAATTTTAGAGACTCCGTGTAGATGTTCTGAATCACCTGGGTGTATAGCTAACTTACCTGCCTGAGGTTTAATGTCGTAATTGTAATTAGGGTAGTAAGTATGCCCACCCTCATAGTTATCATTTAAGTAAATGATAGATCCAAATTTACGATGAGCAAATCCATCCACCATAGCATCAACCATATCATCTGCGTGAGGTGGCTGCTCCATTCCTGGAAACCAGCGTACTAAAGTTACTGTATCTGGGTATACTTCAGCATCTAAATTATAGCTAGTTTGAATATGCTCTTTAGATCTACGAACTGAATCCATAATAATGTTGGCTTCTTCAGTGTAGCCGTTACTTGCTAAAACTACTGGGCTGACTACACGATCACTCCAAAAGGCGTGGTCATTTTTATCCCAACAATCTATTGTTTCAGCAGCATTTACTAGTACTTTGCAATCTTCTTCTGATAAAAAATTAATAACTTCTTTAGCGTTAAACATACTTACCACTTTCCAATAGGACATACAGCCTGTGTTAGTTTTGTCTTTAAGTTCATAATACATCCACACTTTTTACATTGCGATGTTAGTTTAATTAGTTCTGGACAAGCCTTACATATAGCAAAGCGTCTAGTCTGTTCTTCATTTGAAACATGCTCAACGTTAGGGTTTAACAGATCCCAAGGACGTGTCTCCCCAAGATTCTCCTTATACTGTTGCCATGCAGACTTTTTGTTATCCGACATTAGGTTCCAATCTAAATTGCTGGGGGATGAAAATCAGTTCCATCCCAGGTCCAACCTTCGCTTATTTCAGAGTCTATCGGTATCTCAAAAAACCTAGGGTTATTCGATAAAGCATCGATGTGCCCCTTAAATTTATCGACATTTGGCATAGTCATATCTGCAACAATATCTTCTTCTACAACCAAAATAAATTTTCTGACTGCCATTTATAAACCCCTACTTACTTCTTCAGGTGAATATTCTACCCCATTAATATATTTCCAGCCAATAGAGGCTTTCGAATCGGGGCTTACTTCAAAACATTCTGGGTCAGAAAGTAGACCAGCAAGTACACCCTGCTCAACAATATCTGATACATTAAAAGCTATAGCTGCGACAACGACATTGTCGCTATTAACCATAGCAATTTTTCTATTAGGCATTAAGTTCTCCTTGCTTTTAGTGTTCAGTTTATCATATTTAATCGTACATACTAAATAGTGATTTATTTACTATTTAGCATGCACGACAAATACCGTTTAGCCAGAAGCAACATACGCGACCTGGATCGTTACTACAGGTTGCAGTTTCACAGCTAACCGCAGGAGGCGGTGGCGGTGGAGGAGG